ATGTGAACCAAAAGAAAAACGTGGTGCAGAAGATGCTTATTGGATATGGGATTATCCAGATCCCAATAAAACTTATATTGTTGTAGCCGATGTTGCTCGTGGTGATGGAAATGACAATTCAGCATTCCATGTTATTGACATAGATAATTTAGAACAAGTTGCAGAATATCGTGGAAAACTTGATACAAAATCATACGGTAATATGTTAGTATCAGTTGCTACTGAATATAACGATGCGATGTTGGTTATTGAAAATGCGAATGTTGGTTGGGCGGTAATTCAACAAGTAATAGATAGGGGTTATCCGAATCTATATTATACCTATAAAGAAGATGGATATGTTGATCCATCAATTCAAATACCAAAAGGATATGACCTAAAAGACAAATCACAAATGGTTCCTGGATTTACAACAAGTGCAAAAACAAGACCATTGCTCATTTCAAAGTTAGAAACGTATTTTCGTGAAAGGGCACCTATTGTAAAATCTGCAAGACTGACCGAAGAACTTCTTGTATTTGTTTGGAACGGTTCAAAGGCAGAGGCACAAAATGGATATAAAGATGATTTGGTTATGTCATTTTCAATCGGTCTTTGGGTTAGAGACACTGCAATAAAACTTCGTCAAGAGGGTTTAATGAAGACCAGAATGAGTTTGGATTACATGGGAAAATCAACAACACCACTTAAACCATCATATCAATATGGTGATGACCGTGATGGTTGGAGTATGAATATAAATGGTCATAATGAAGACCTAACTTGGCTGATAAAATAACGTTTCTAATTTTTCCTACATATTTATATTAAGTTTATATTATAGAAAACAGGTGACAAATGGCTCAAAGTAAATCATTATTTGATAGATTGAAAACACTTTTTTCAACCAATGTTGTTGTTCGTAATGTTGGTGGTAAAAAGTTAAAAGTTGTTGATACTGCTAGGTATCAGGGTGACGGAAATCCACATACATCAAAGGTCATTGATAGATATGGTAGATTACACGGAACAAAGGGAACCCCAATATCTGTTTACAATCAATACAATTCTTTCTCTGCAACAAAAATAGACCTTTATACTGATTATGAAGCGATGGACACGGATGCAATCATTTCATCCGCTCTTGACATTTATGCAGACGAAAGCACATTAAAAAATGATACCGGAGATATTTTAACTATCAAGACTGATAACGATAATATCCGAAAAATACTTCGTAATCTTTTTTATGATGTTCTTAATATAGAATACAATCTTTGGCCATGGATTAGAAATCTTTGCAAGTATGGGGATTTTTATTTATACCTTGATGTAAAAGATGAATTGGGCGTAACAAATGTTGTTCCGTTTTCACCATACGAGATGCAAAGAGAAGAAGGAACTGATCCAGAACATATTTATATGACAAAATTTATCTACGAAGGTCCTTTAGGTAAAGGTGAATTTCAAAACTATGAAATTGCTCACTTCCGTCTTCTTGGTGATACAAATTTTTTACCGTATGGTAAATCCATGTTAGAAGGTGCTAGAAAACTTTTCAAGCAGTTGTTACTGATGGAAGATGCTATGTTGATACATCGTATCATGCGTGCACCGGAAAAAAGGATATTCAAAGTTGATATTGGTAACATACCACCCGCAGAAGTTGATCAATATATGAACAACTTAATTAACAGAATGAAGAAAGTTCCGATAATAAATGAACAAACCGGTGACTACAATCTTCGTTTTAATATGCAAAATCTTTTGGAAGACTTTTATCTTCCAGTTCGTGGTGGTCAATCTGGTACTTCAATCGAAACTCTTTCTGGTTTACAATACGATTCTATTCAAGATATTGAGTATCTGCGTTCAAAGATTTTTGCTGCTCTCAAAGTTCCAAAACCATATTTGGGCTATGATGAAAGTATTGAAGGTAAGGCAACACTTGCTGCTCTTGATATTCGTTTTGCCAGAACAATAGAAAGAGTCCAAAGAATAGTTGTTTCTGAATTAACAAAAATTGCAATAGTTCATCTTTATTCACAAGGTTATGAAAATGCTGACCTTGTAAACTTTGAACTTGGTTTAACCGGTCCATCCATTATTTATGAACAAGAGAAAGTTGCTCTTATGAAAGAAAAGGTTGATCTAGCCGGAACCCTAATTGAAAAGAAACTACTTTCAATGAAATATATCTACTCTAACCTATTCAATCTTTCAGAAGACCAAGCGGAGTTTGAGAAAAACGAAGTTCTCGAAGATATTAAACATGCATTCCGTCAGAAACAAATTGAGAATGAAGGAAATGATCCTGCAATTACGAAAGAATCTTTTGGAACACCACATGATATTGCAAGTATGCAGATTCGTGGTGGTGCTAAAATGATAAATGATGTAGAAGTTCCAGAAGGTGGTTGGCCAGGTGCAGGTAGACCTGCTAAGAACTTAAATTATGCAACAGATAAAAGTCCATTCGGAAGGGATCCAATAGGAATGAAAGATGTTGGTAATACTCTTAAAGTTAATCAATCACCAAAAGCAAACCACAAGGGTAATTCACCATTATCTCTTGAAAATAAAGACATTGAAAAATTGATTGGTAGTATGTCTGGTATGAAGATAAAGACTAAACACATAATATCAGAGAGTCTTAAACCATCAAATATGCAAGAAATTGAATCAAATTTACTAGATGAGAACAATTTATTAGATGAATTGTAATTTTTTCTATATTTATTCTATGAAAGTGCACACAAACAGGTATAAGGAAAAATGAAGAAAATCAAACATTCAAAATTCAAAAATACTGGAATGTTGTTCGAGTTATTAACAAGACAAATAACTTCGGACATTATTTCTTCCAATGAGTCTGTTGCCATACAGATTCTTAAAAAACATTTTAACAAAAATACCGAACTTATCAAAGAGTATAAACTATACAAAACTCTTTGTGATGAACGTCTGAAATCAGATACAAAGGCAAATATGCTTATTGAAGCGGTATTAAAGGCAAGACGAGGACTGAATAAGAATAAATTGAATAACGAAAAGTATGAATTGATAAAAAGTTTGAAAGAAAACTTTGATTTAGATTCATTTTTCCAAACAAAAGTTCAGAACTATAAATTATTAGCATCGGTATACAAAGTATTTGAATACAATGAATTGGAAAATCCTGTTGAAATTACAAAATCAAGAATAACCATTCTTGAAAACATAACATCAAAAACAAATAATTCTGTGATAACAGAGGATGTTGCTATTGCAAGCGAACCAAAAGAAGTTCGTCTTATGGCATACAAATATCTTGTTGAGAAATTCAATGCAAAATATAGTAATCTGTCCGAATCACAGAAGGTTTTATTGAGAGAATATATTGAAAATGTAAGTAATACTAATAACTTAAAGTCTCTTGTTCAAACAGAGGCGGTGACTATAAAAAGATTATTCACAAAAAATATGCATAGATTAAAAGATAAATCTTTGAAAATAAAGTTACAAGAAGTTGTTGGTCTTTTGGATGAATACGAAACTATAAAAAAAGTGGAAGAAAATCATATATCCGCTTTGCTTCGTTATTACAGTTTAATAGATGATTTATCTTGGAGTAAATAATGTCAGCCAATGAAGTTCACCCATATAATTTTCCTGCATCACAGGCAAATGATTTTGAAAGAAAAGGTCATCCTGGTAAATTTCTAAAATCAATAACATGCACAACAGGAACAACACATTTTACTGGATCAAATTATGGAGTTGGTGGTGTTGTTGTTTCATCCGGTGCAACTGGAACCTTTTATTTTTCAGGAGGAGGAACTTTGCCTATTGATGGATTGGCAGATTCCAAGAGGATTCTTGACTTTTCATTATCATCGGTAACTGTTACTGCAGGAACTGTTTATGCTTTGATAAAAAATCAAATTTCAAAATAAGGTATTATATGTCAGTTGAATCTTTCATAAAAAAACTTAAAGAGTCAGAACAATATCGTGAGTTTGTAGAAGAACTTGCATTAGATGAAATGAGCACAACCGCTTCTGTTCCAGGATATCAAACGCCAAATGCATTTGCTCCGAGTGAAGAAGAATTTGAAAAACATAGTAAAGAAAGTGCTGAGACTGTGGGATATACTATTGTTCCAAAGAAAAAGAAAGTTCATTCTGAATCTGTCTACAAACAGGCAATGGGTGTAATAAATGAAGCAACCTATAAAGAATTTCGTAGAGATGAAACTCGTAGTAGTAATAGAAAAATAAATGATTCTATTAAAAATATAAACAGAACAATCTATGAAGTTGAAAGAGTTGTTGAACATGCACTCAAATTAAAAACTGAAATGAATGTTGATCAGAGAACTCTTTGGGGTGAATCCATGACTAGATTGAGGAAAATATCCGAGAGAATAAACAGAATTACTAAAAAAATACATGAATTAGGTGCTTAACATGAAAGAACTACTCGTAGATACTATACTATTTAATGTAAATCCAAAAATGATTACTGAATCTGAAAAGAAGAACGGTGGTAAAGTTATAGTTTCAGGAGTATTACAAAGAGCAGAGGCAAAAAATCAAAATGGTAGAGTTTATCCAAAAAAGATTTTGACTCGTGAAGTTAAAAAATATGCAGAAAATCAGATAAAAGAATGCCGTGCTTTGGGTGAACTTGATCATCCTGATTCATCAGTAATCAATCTTCGTAATGTTTCACATAATGTTCTTGGTGTAGATTGGAAAGGTAATGATGTGATTGGTCAAGTTGAAATACTACCAACGCCATCTGGCAATATCTTAAAACAACT